ACATCGTATTCATAAAAGTCGGCTGCTGCTTCTTTTTGTTCTTCATTAAGTTGCAGTTTGAATCTTGGTTCGCTTTTCAATTTTCTTTTTTCTTTGTTTTCTTTTGTAGACATTTTACATATTTTGGTACTGACCCAAATATACGAAAAATATATAATGTAAAGAAATAAATTAAACTTTTATTTCAGATCTTTTTTAAAGAATTTATTCAGTATGTTTTTATTCCAATAAAGGTCGTTTTCTATTACACCTCTTGTAAACTGTTCTTTTAATTCAAAGTATGTAGCTTGCTTCTTTGTTCTACAAAAATATAATATTTCTTTTTTGTAACTCATACCTTTTTTAATTTCTTTATTGAGCGGTATGCAAGATCCTGTGTAGCCTTCCCATTTATTACCCTTAACTACTATTTTTTTAAATCGCCATACAATATTACCTTTCTTACTTTTAGCTTTGTTTTTGGTTTTGGTAACGGCTTCCCCTTCTTTTTTTAATTTCCTATAAGCTTTCTCTGAAATCTCAACTTTACGGGTAGACATTATCTGTTTCTTACCTACGTATTTCCTTCCGTTAATGTCTGTTATAAGATAAACAAAGTGTTCAACTCCTTCAGGTATGTCATCCAGAGTTGAAACTTTTTTACCCTTATGTGTCCATTCTACTGTTCGTCCTGCGGCCATCCGTAAAACCCTTGTTCTTCTCTGATTATATAATGGGGTATGTCGTCTACAGTCAAAGTTAAGTCTGACATCTGTGCCAAAGACTTCTTAACTAAAATTATATCCCCTTCTTTAGTTTGCATTTCATAGTCTTTACTGTTTTCACCTACAGTCACGACCTCAGCTTTTCTGAAAAAAGAGTTCTCTGTTATTTCAGTAGGCATATAAATACCTGACTTTGTTTTCTGTATTTCTTCATCTAGAAGTTTTACTAGAATGTATCCTCTTTTTTGCTTTGGTGGTCTTTGTAATCTCATATTAATTCTCTGTTTTAATGGTTTCTATTTTTTCTATTAACTCTTGCAGTAGATCAGGGTTGTCTTTTAACACTGGAACTAAATTATCTATACCTTGCGATATAGACGAGCCGTTGTATTTCAACCAGCTTCCCGCTTTTTCTATAATTCCTAGTCTTACTGCTGAAGATGCTACATCGGATTCTATAGTAAAGCCCTCTCCGTAAGTAAACTCTACAGAAACTTCTCTGTTTACTTTGCCCACTTTGTTTTTAGTGCACTTAATTCTAATTAAATTACCCTCAATAGTTTCCTTTTTATTACTAAGTTTTTCTTCCTCTTTAGACTTCTTTTTTGTTGATTTAAATAGCTCTAAAGTCATTGAGCTATTATGGTGTAAAGATCTTCCACCAGGAATAACTGTGTCTGGTGAATATTTGTTAGCTTTGTTCATATTGTCTCGAACTTGAGATAATATAACTAGTGTGGTGTCATACTGATTACAAAGACCTACAATTATAGGTAATTGTGAAGATAAAACTATAGCTCTGTTTGCCATTGTTCTCTCTTCTGCTGTTTTTTGCATCTGTTCTCCACTAGCACTGTTGTTTATAGAATCCACCACAATAACATCAAAGTTAGGAATTTGTTCTCGAATTATATTACACATTTCCTCTGTTGTTGTTGGAATGACATGTGAAAATTTATGGGGTGTAGACCCCAATGACTCTAAATAATCCGTTGTTAATGTCATTTCAGTATCTACGTACAAAATCTTCTTACCTAATTTTTCTACTATCTGTATAGTCAAAGAGGATTTACCTGAAGAGGGTTCTCCTGCAATAAGTATCAGTCTTCCTTTTGGAACTCCCCCATCCGTTACAAAATCTATAGAAGGTCTACCTGTCTTTTTTTTCTTTGGAAATCTAGGGTTTTCTCCTAAATTTACAATGCCTCCCCCCTTGTATAATGAGTTAAAAGACTCTAATGCTTCGTTTATTTCTTCTGACATATAGTTATTTTTGTTGTATTGAACTTAATCTTGACGCTATAGCATTTAATATTTGTTGTGTAGAATTTAGTATTATTCTAACTCTTTCTTTTTGTCTTAATGCTTCAACTACTGCTTCTTCTTTTTCTTTGTTTGCTATACGGGCTAAACTTTCCATTACAGCCACAGTATTTTTATCGCCATTATCATCGTATTTATTTTCTTCTATGAGTTCTGCAAAACTTCTTTTTCTTTCCCAATCAGCTTTGTCATATTTAGATAATGCAGTTGAAGCACTGTCAGACAAATAAAATAGTGTAAGTGATATATTTTCCCTCATATCTTGGAGCTCTTTTACAGAGAAGGACTCTTTCTTATTATCATACTCTTGTATTAGGTCGGATAACCTTAAAAAGGGGTGTTTTGTATCACTCATCTCTAAATTTTTTTATTTTGTCTATATAATCTTTCTTTGCAAATATAGTCAAACTTTTACTCTTAGCCAAGAGTTTTTTAATATTTTTTTCTCCTATTTCTTTTACCAAAAGCTCTTCAAACTCTTTATGATGTAAAGATTTGTATCTTTCTACTTGTTCTCTAGCATCCCAAGTATTACTTTGTTTCGATATTAACCATACATTATCTTTATCGTACCTTGTACACATTACGCTTCTATCTATAAAGTGAGAGGCTTCCATTTTATTTTCGTTATAATATCTTTCTTTTACAGGACACCATACTTGATTATAACCGTTTCTTTTTGCATTCTTTAATAAATATCGTCTCTGCCAAAAATCAGCCATTCTTTTTAACTGTCCATTTTTTAAATTATCATAATCTTCTGTTTCAAAGTCTATAAACATAGTTATAGTTATAAATTAAAAGGTAATTGAGATTTACTATAATCTAAATCTACATCTCTTAGTTTGTTCAAAGGCAATTTTAGTTGTCGGTATATAGCTCTTTTAAGTGCCAATCCGTTTTTTCCTCTGAACGTAAATTTTGTTTCAGGATCCACTATCCAGAATAAATAACTCTCGTGTTTTCTCTTAACTACTGAAACAGGAACTCCTTTGTGTTTACCAAAATTAAATTTAGGGTCTTTGGGTAAATTATCTCCTGTTGTTACCTCATTAAAATAGTGTTTTAAACTTTGCTTTGTAGGTACTAAACTTCCCCCTAAAGCGTAACCTGTAAGCAGCCTGTTGCCACTAAAAGCCGCCCAACCACCACACCACTCTTCATTTATAAATTCTAGGTCTTCTATCGCTCCAAACTTATTGTAGTTACCAGAAATATCTATGACCTTGCCATCTATTTTATCTTCGTGTTTACGTATAACTCTACCAAGAACTTGATAATAAAGTGTATAAGAATTTGTAGGACGAGCAAAAACAATAGAGGAAAGCTCTGGATAATTAAAACCTTGTTTTAGAATTCCTACGTTAACAACAGTTTTTATATTACCTGCCTTAAATTCTGTAATTACCCTATCTCTTTCTGTTTTTTTTAGTTTGGAATGCAATACTGCAGAATCTTCTATTTTAGAAGCCACTCTTTCTGCTTCATCTATTGAAGTAACATACACGATACAACTCTCTCTATCTTCTTCTCTTAACCTGTAAACAGACTCTACACATTTTTGGACTATATTATTAGCTTCAGAAAAAGCTTCTAGAGATTTTAAAGTATAATCTGATCCTGTTGTGTTTAATTTTAATTTACTCTCATCTACGTTTTCAACGTCATACACAAGCTTTGACCACATGTTATTATCTATCACATCGGAAACTTGTATGACGCTTTCTATGGAGCTATAAATACAATCTTTCTGTCTATTCATCATTGACAGTTTAGTTCCGCTTGCAGAGTTGTTTAGTCTCATAGGAGTTGCGGTAAAACCGAGCAGTTTGCACTTTTTTAACTGTTTATAAAACTTACCTATCTCACTTTTTTTGAGTGAACTGTCATGTGCTTCGTCTTGTAATAAAATTACATCCTTATCTTTGAAAAAGTCTATGTGTTTTTTAAGAGTACCAATAGTTGCAAACGTAACTTGAGAAACTTCATTAGAGTTTAAGGAAGCTGAACAAATAGACGCATCATATCCATACGAAGTATAGGTTTCGTGGTTCTGTTCTACTAGTTCTTTATTAGGTGCTACATTTATAAAGTATTTGTTAGGAAAGTTGATAGCAACATTTGCTATAAGTATTGTTTTACCAAAAGAAACTGGATAAGCAAATACAGCTTTTCTGTTAGTATCCTTTTTTATAAACTCTGTGATTTTATCAATCTCTAACTGTTGTATTGGATAAGGTTTGTACATTTTTACAAATATTTTTTAATATATAAAT